GTCTGCGATAGTTTGTCTTAGTTTCTGTTTTATTGTCCGAAAGGATGATCAAATGTCTTTGTAAAAAGACAAAAGAAAAGGCAAAAGCCCAAACAGGCGAACTAAAACTTATTATCTCGCGACAAGGCCGTCTTAGTTCAACTACTCCCTAAAACAGGGAGCCCATGTATATTTCGTTACAGGATATACAACCTGCCGATCTACGACTCGCGCCGTAGAAGTGAGATGGGAAGAATCAGAACGTTTAACTTCTGATCCCGACCACTCAGCGTTGATGTTATAATCAACTGGCGTATCACTCGGATGAAACCGGGTGAGCCAGTCGAAATAAAAATAATCATCATCGTCGACACCCGCCTTGCGGCGAGTGCTCCTAGTTATCACACTCGGTAGCAACACCTCGTGTCGTTGCAAGTTCATGTTCCATCTACGCGAAAAAAACGCAGATGACATGGCCACCTTATCGGTATAATATACCAAAGGGGCGGCATTACTTGCACGATCAAGGGGCTCACGATATACAGGCTTTCGAGTCTGTGCTTCAAACTGTCCAACGAGTACATCCGTGACTTCCGTACCATAGAGAACTCTCATATTATTGAGGGTAGCTATGTATGATAATGGGTCGTAGGATTTGACATTTACGTAACCTACATCTTCACCGCGATAATAATCGCCTCCGCACGACTCCCTAAAGGAGCCTGTGTAGTAGCTTTTATCGCGGTTGACCTGTAGGCCGTAAGACTCTAGCGCTTCCATGCATGCAACAGCATGCTCGGTGGGCACTATAATGTCATCACCATAAACGAAAACACTAGCAGTGATAGTACGACAAATACTCCAAAAGAGCATCGCCTCAACGGGAAAGCATAAAGCTGATCCCATCGGAGCGAACTTCTTAAGAGGAAAGTCGAAACCATCAATTTCTGCAACACTAGAACGACACGCCTGAAAGGCTTGTGTCCATTCCTCGTCAGCCAGTTCCTGAATAAGGTTCCAACTGACGAGATCGGATGCATCTTTGAGATCTATAGTGGACAAATTACCACTAATAGATCCAATACGCGCCTGAAGTCTATTTATAGACTGATCAGTAAAATTGATCCAGCCCCTAGCGGGGCTTTCATTTTCAATGAAATCGTACAACCGTACCTGAAGTCCCTTTTGAGCCATCATTGGCTCATGGGCTTCGATACAAATTGTACGAGGACCTCTACTGTCTTTAGGCACGTGAGATACACGCGACTTCTGAATGCGTACAATATCCCCCTGGGTCGCTTTCTGAGCGATGTCCAGAGTGGGGTAGAACGCATCTAAACCAAAGAATTGGTATAGACCCGGGTAGAATTTTCTTTCTACTCTACGTTCTACATTATTGTATCCGTCAAAAGTTGCACCGTTACTATGGTGTGGCCTGATGTCGCTTGGCATCAATGGGCACAACGAACGAAAGTGCATTCGCACTAAGTCAATTGTGTCCGGCCACTGATCAGTTTTTACAAACTTATCAGTCACTATAAATTTTAGATTCGCTAACCTCAGTTGATCGGGGCTAGGCGTTTCCACAAACTTGTAGAACATCATAGTCAGCTGCCGTATTTCACGTATCATCTTCGGACGATCAAGAACGTACCCCTCTGCATCGAACACTTGCTTAAAAAGCTCGTGCATAAATGCTGGGCGTACGTCTTTCTTTGATCGTGCTTTAAATGGAACATCTGTTAAAGACAGACGCCCCGTTCTAAGCCCCGCGAGCATGGCCTTCCCTAGGGAAGGCATCTCATGGGTGAAGAAGACGTGACTATGAGACCTGTTTTTAAAGGTCTTCATAGTTTTGTTGTTGATTGTAAAGTGTTTGGCAAGGACCTCCCATATGGAGGTATGGCTTTTCAAAAAGTTCATATTACTGTTTCCTTTTTCCGGGAATAGTAATCCATGACATCAAACATGCGTCATTATACAACCTCTCCTTTGAAAGCGTAAAACATTGCGCTATCGTCATATAAATATGGCGTACCGAACACCGGGATCTGATTGACAGAATTGTCAATAGCCTCAGGTGTCGGCGAAGGAGCTCCAAAGTACGTCAAAATAGCCGTACAAATGGATGTCAACGCGAAGATCAGTACACTGTTACATGTACTAGGCTTCTTGATTGACAAACTTCGACCATCTAGTAGCATCATTGAGAAGCAGTATCAACTGGTCTCTCTGAGCTTCAAGATCTGCCTTCAGCGTAGCTGAATTGGATTTTGGGTCATAACTAATTTTAAGTAAGACCCTAGATGAGCGAGTTGTAGGAGACACAGTACAGAGGTTGGAAATATTATCCAAATAGTCCTGCTGGAACTG